CGGCTATTCGTGGACCTATAACGGGCCACTGGGTGGCATATGGGCGCCTAAGACGGACAATTCTTTTGGCTTTGTGAACCCTTTTTGGGTGGCTTGGGCGTTGCTGAACTGGTTGTTGGAGATAACGGTTTGGCCAACCCCACTTTACCACCGTGTGGGGGTAATGGGGCCGAGCATTCTGTTCTGTCTTGGAGGGGTGGTTCAGCTGGTGGCACAGGCGAGTTTGATTTACTTGCGGTCTGTGTATCCCCAGCCTTGGCAAGAAGTCGGGTATACCATAAAACACCTGGTTGGGCTTACCGTGAAAGCGAAGATCCCACTGGTGGTGCAGGGAAACCTGAGTGCGAGGTCCTAAAGTGCTTGGCACCTGACCGCAAGTTAGCCAAAGGATGTCGGATCCTGCATGTGCCTGAAAACAGGGTTGTGCGCCATAGGCGAGGAGCAGTGATGTTCCAGCCACCATTAATAGCCACTGAATATGGTCTCCATGTGCATGATATTCTCGCAGAGGTGCAAACCCTGCGAAATCGGCACATGTTTGATACCCCTAAGTGCGTTACAGATGGAGAACCATGGCGGATGTTTTGCAGGCAAATGAGGTGGATCTCTGATATGATTGGATATGTGCCTATGGCTCCCTTCTCTGCTAGTTATGAAGGGAGATCTGGAAGGCGGCGTATGCGGTTTCTTAAAGGAGTGGCTGAGTATAGGAGAAGAGGGGTGGAATATTCCGACTCGTATCTTAAAGAGATGCAGAAGTTGGAGTTCTACCCCGTTGACGTTATCCTCAAGAAGGAGGATAGAGGGATACAGTATAGGTCAGTTGTTTACAATGCTGCCCTGAGTAGACATCTTCACAATATAGAAGAGCGCTTAATAGGATTGCACCCTGATGGGTTTCATCCTGTTGCTAAGGGGTCAACCCCGCATATGCGCTGTTGTAGGTTGCTGACAGCTATGTCGAGGTTTAAGGACCCGCTTGTGCTGTTGCTAGACCACGCACGTTTTGATGCACATTGGACTATTGACCACATCAGAGAGGAGCATAAGTCCTATAAGCGCAATCGGGGTTACGATCCCGAGCTTTGTATGTTGTTGAGATGGCAGGAGCGTGGCCGTGGAAGAACCGAAGGTGGCGTTAAGTATCGTATACTTGGTAAACGTGAGAGTGGTGATGTTAACACAGGCTTGGGTAATACCGAGGGTAATCTGTCCATCATTCGAGCGTGGCTTTTGTTAAGCTTAGTGTACGGC